CAAACACAGTTTGAATTAGAAAGCGATAGAGAAATAAATACCGTTGACGAGCTACATAAACCTATCATTGACTTTCTAGGAAAATCTGATATAAAATGGGAACAAAATGATCTACAGTATCACAGTACTGGAAGTGATTTTTATATAACCTATGAGGAGGTTACAAATGGCTCAGGACAACATGGTATTGTTCGCCAAGAAACTGAAACTCGAATCTAGATGGAATGAGTTGTTTCTTGAAAACAAAGGACAAATAACACCAGAAATGTCTGTTCTAGGTGATGAGATTAAAATAGTAATTAGATCAATCATCAGGAAACAGGAAGAAGAAGTCCATACAAATCCACTAGATGGTGAAGTTCACCTTTACGCTGGATAATTAGGACTTATAAATATATAAAATCAATTATATTGCCTAGGGATATCTTGCACTATTCAATAATTTACTATATAAATTATCTTACTATACAAATTAATTAGAACATAGACGCGTATAGTCGACGGCCTAGAGACTATGTTCGGAAACTAGGAGGATATAATTATGGCAAATACTACTTTTTCAGGACCAGTCCGATCGGAAAACGGTTTTGAATCAATTACAAAAAACGCTACTACAGGTGCAATTACAACTAATGCATCTTATGGCAAAACTATAACAGGTGGAGTTCAAGCTTTATCTGGAGCAGGTGCTGCTGATGTAACTAATTTAGTTACAGAATTAACTACAGGAGCAGGTGCTGCTGCAGTTACTTTAGCTAATGGTACAACTGTTGGTCAAATGAAAATCATTACTATGGTTGTTGACGGCGGTGGAACTGCAACAGTTACTCCAGCTACTTTTGCTAATGGAACTAACATGGCTTTTGCTGATGTTAATGACACAGTATGTTTAGTTTGGGCTAGCACAATTGGTTGGGTCATTGTTTCTAACAGTGGTGCAGTTGTAGCATAATAAATAATTAATGTGGGGCTTCGGCCCCACACAATTTTAATAGGAGAAAAATTATGGCAGCTAAAGGTGATGTAAAAGCAGTACAGATTACAGCAGCAGCTCAAGTTTTTGCAGGTAGAACAAGATTGAGAGGAATTATTCTTTCTAATGTAACTACTACAACGACTACAGGTTCTGTAACTTTACAAGATGAATCTGGAACTCAATTCACAGCAGAAGTCCCTCCAGGAGATGTTTTTTCATTTAACATGCCTGAAGATGGAATTTTGTTTAAAGGTGGAATGACTTGCAGTGCAATAACAAGTGCTAAAGCAACTGTATTGATTGATAAGTAGGAGTTCTAAATGGCAACTTCTGGAACAACAACTTTTGAAACAAGTTTTTATATTGATGATATAATTACTGAAGCCTATGAACGTTTAGGTAGATTTGATTATTCTGGTAATGATATAAAAACAGCAAGACGTTCTTTAAACATAATGTTTCAAGAATGGGCTAACAGAGGTTTGCATTATTGGGAAGTTGGCAATAATTCTATTACATTAGTTTCTGGTCAATCAGAATATATAATGTATCGATCAACAGATGATGGTACTTCAGATGCAACAGCAATCTATGGTGTTGATGATGTATTAGAAGCAGTATATAGAAATTCATCTGGAGTTGATTTTCCATTAACAAAAATAAATAGATCAGCATATCAAGGTCTTTCAAATAAAACTCAAACCGGTGTACCTACACAATATTTTGTACAAAGATTTATTGATAAAGTTACAATCACTTTATATCTAACTCCAGGAAGCACTGAAGCCGGAAACCTGTTAAATTATTATTATGTAAAAAGAATCCAGGATGCCGGAGCCTATACGAATGAAGCAGATGTACCTTATCGATTTGTACCTTGTATGGTATCAGGACTTTCTTATTATTTATCTCAAAAGTTTGCACCACAAAGAACTCAAGAAATGAAATTATTATATGAAGATGAATTAAAAAGAGCATTAGAAGAAGATGGTTCACCTTCAAGTTCTTTCATAACCCCAAAAACTTATTATCCAAATGTCTAATTTATCAAAAGGAAAATATGCACAATTTATTTCTGATAGAAGTGGACAAGCTTTTCCATATCAAGAAATGGTTATTGAATGGAATGGATCAAGAGTTCATATTTCTGAATTTGAACCTAAGCATCCACAATTAGAACCAAGACCAACTACTGCAGATGGACAAGGTTTATTAAATGCTAGACCACAAATTTTTACTCAGGCATCAGGAGATGGTGGATTTATGAATGTAGATTTAACTTTACCAGCACCCTTTGCATTTGAATCAAACCGTGGTATGGTACCTGATAATGGATCTGCTATTAATAATAAAAGACAAGCTTTAACAAATTTAGGAAATGTAACGGTAGTAATATCATGACATATGCAGAATTAGTACAAAAAATAAGAGATTATACTGAGACAGATAGTAATGTTTTAACATCTACTATTGTTGATGGTTTTATATCTGATGCTGAATTTAGAATATTAAGAGATGTAGACTCTGATAATAATAAAAGATATGCAACAGCTAGTTTGGTTGCTTCACAAAGATTTATAGATACACCTGATAATTTATTAGTAGTTAGATCAGCTCAAATAGTTGATGGAGGATCAGGTTCTACTAGAAACTTTTTAGAATATAGAGATACCAGTTTTATGTCTGAGTATAACTCAACAGGAGCTACTGGAGAGCCAAAATACTATGGTATGTGGGACCAAAATACAATTGTTTTAGCACCTACTCCAAGTTCAGCATATACAATTCAATTAAATTATATCTTGAAAGATCCTGGTTTATCGAGTACAAATACTGAAACATACATAAGTAAGTATTTTCCCAACGGGCTTTTGTATGCATGCTTAGTAGAAGCATTTAGTTTTCTAAAGGGACCAAATGATTTGTTGCAATTATACGAAGGAAAGTATAAACAAGTTGTTGAAGGATTCTCTATAGAACAAATGGGAAGACGAAGACGTGATGAATATCAAAGTGGTGTTCCTCGTGTCGGAGGAAAATAAATATAAGGAGATAAACTATGGCTATAACACAGGCAATTGCGAACACCTTCAAAAAAGAACTTTTGGAAGGTGAACACAATTTCAAACAATCTGGTGGAGACGTGTTTAAATTAGCTCTTTATACCGCAGGTGCGACTTTAACTTCTGCTACAACTTCATACACTACTTCAAATGAAGTATCCGCTTCTGGACAATACTCAGCAGGTGGTGGTGCATTAGTTAATGCAGGAACATCGATCACTGCTGGTGTAGCGAGAGTTGATTTTAACAACTTATCTTTTACTGGTGTAACTTTAACGGCAAGAGGTGCATTGATTTACAATACATCTGCTACTGCAACTAATGCAGCTGTTTGCGTATTAGATTTTGGAGCAGATAAAACTGCTACTTCTGGTACGTTTACAATTCAGTTCCCAGCACCAACATCAACTGCAGCGATTTTAAGAATCTCTGGGTAGTACATAGGAGGTAACTTCCTATGTCTAATACCTGGGGCGCTCAAACTTGGGGTTTTAATCAATGGAATGACTTACCTAACGTAAGTTATACCGTTAGTGGAATTGCTATATCTGCAAACTTAGGTGACGAAACTACAGCCGGTGAAATTAATTCTGGTTGGGGTAGAGTTACTTGGGGAACTAATGGTTGGGGAATTGAAGGAACATTACAAGTATCAGGTAATTCTTTATCTTCAAATTTAAATTCAGTAACTGTTGATACAGAAATAAATATAGGTTGGGGTTCTGATACCTGGGGTTATGAAACTTGGGGTACATCAGGTATATTAGTTGATGTAACAGGAATAAATTTTTCAGCAAATTTAGGAACATTATCAGCTACTGGTACTTCTTCACTTGATTTAACTGGTGAAGAAATGACTACTGTTGTTGGTGATGCTTTAGGATCAGCAACTGTAGATGTAGATGTAACTGGTCAACCAATGACAGCAACGCTTCAATATCAAGAAGCGATTGTAGATCCAACAGGACAAGAATTAACAGCTAATGATGGCACAGCTGAATTAGATGCAAATACTATAGCTGAAGTATCAGCAACTTCTGCTGCTACTTGGAATGGTAATTATGCATGGGGCTTTGGTGTATACGGTAATCAGCAAGTAACTACACTTGCTATGTCTATGCAAGAAGGTGACGTGGATCCTGCTCCAGATGTTGCATTAACCGGTCAAGCAATGGCCATGGTTCAAGGTGAAGAAACAGTCACTGGAGATGCCAATGTAGATGTATTAAATCCTTCAGAAGGTGGTAATGGATTCTCTGTAAATGGAGATGCTCAATTATCTACAGCTGAAAAACAATTTGGAACCGCTTCATTATTAGTAGATGGTACAGGTGATTACGTAAATGCATCAGGAACTGTTGGCGGTCTAGATGGTGGAGCATTTACTATAGAATTTTGGTGGTATGCTTCAGATGCTACAACACAAACGGGTATTCTTTGGGATGGAAGAAATGCAAGCGGTGATGGTTATTCAATAGGAATCGACAATGGAAATCTAATTATTTACGAAGATGGTGCACAGTTATCATCTTCATCAGGTTTATTTTCAAACAATACATGGATGCATTTAGCTTTTGCTAGAGATGCTTCAAACAATGGAGCATTATGGTCAAGAGGAACAAGAAGAAATGCTATAGGTGGTGGTTTAGTAAATAACAATAATTCAAATAGAACATTTATAGGAGCAGACTTAAATGGAGCCAATGCGGTTTCAGCTTATATTGATGAATACAGACAATCTGATATTGCAAGATATAACCCAGTTACAGATGCTACAATAACTGTTCCAACATCAGAATTTAGTATTGATGCAAATACAGTAAACTTACTTCATTTTGATGGAACCAATGGTTCTACAACCATCTCAAATGCTTTACCTCCATCAATGGCCATGACAATGGCTGATGGAACAGCTGAATTAGACGCTAATACAATAGCTGATGTAACAGGTCAATTAATGTCTATGCAAGAAGGTGATGAAACAGTCACTGGAAATGCTAATGTATTACTGTCAGGAAATGCCTTGACAATGGCTGAAGGAAGCCTTAAAACATTAATCTGGAACCAAGTAAATACTGGTAATGCACCAGTGGATCCTCCAGGGTGGCAAGAAGTTGACACTGCTGCATAAATTTAGTAATATTAAAATAATTGGAGAAAAAAAATTATGGCAAATTCTACATCAGCAAGTTTGAAATTAACAGTTCAGGCAACTGGAGAAAATTCAGGAACTTGGGGACAAATCACAAATACAAACTTATTAATTCTTGAACAAGCAATCGGTGGTTACTCTTCTGTTGCATTAAACGCAACTACTGGTGCTACATTAACTTATTCAAACGGTGCTTTATCAAATGGTAAAGATGCTGTTATCAAATTAACTGGAACAATCACAACAAACGTAAACGTGGTTATCCCTGATTCAGTTGAAAAAACTTACATCATTGAAAATGGAACTTCAGGTGCATTTACTGTAACTGTTAAAACTACTTCAGGTACAGGTGTAACTTGGGGTGCTACTGATAAAGGTATCAAAATGGTTTACTCTGATGGTACAAATGTTGTTGACACAGCTTTCACAAAACTTTCATCTGACTACACTCCAACATTATCAGGTGTATTAGATACAAATGGTAATGATGTTGTTATCGATGATGCTGGTGCAATTGAAGATGATTCAAATAATCCATATATAAGATTTCAAAAAACAGCTTCAGCTGTAAACTATATTGATGTAACTAACCAAGCAACTGGTTCAGGTCCTGCAATTGATGCAGTTGGTTCTGATAGTAATATTGACATGAACATCTCTCCAAAAGGAATTGGAAGAGTTGTATTAGGTGCTGCTTCAATCCAACAAACTGCAGAAAAAGTTACAAGTAGTGCAACAGCATTTACTGGCACAATAGATTTTGATGTAATTACTCAAGCAGTATTTAGAGCAACTTCTGATGCTTCAGGAAACTGGACATTAAATATCAGAGGTGATGGATCAAACAGTTTAGATAGTATAATGGATACAGGTGAGTCTTTAACAATTGTAACAATTGTTCCACAAGGTGGAACTGCATATTACAATTCAGCAGTTACAATTGATAGTAGTTCTGTTACTCCAAAATGGCAAGGTGGTTCAGCTCCAACTGGAGGAAATATAAACTCTTCTGATATCTATACTTATACTGTTGTAAAAACTGGATCAGCTACTTTTGCTGTATATGCGGCACAAGTACAGTTTGCGTAATAGTATGAATGAGTTTATGGGAGTATTATCTCAACATAGACTGGGAAGAATTAAAGAGGAATAAAAACACTATGTTATATGTTGCTGCACAAATAGATGAAAATAACGTGGTACTTCAAACTATAGCGGTAGACCAATCAGATATTACTGATTCTGATGGTAATATTACTGATGCTAAAACAACTGAGTGGGCAAACTACATTACTAAAAGTAATGGTAATTGGTTATATTCAGGTATGAAAGCTGATGATAATAATACTAGAGGTATTCAACCTGGTCCAGGTGATTTATGGCATCCTACTAAACAACAATTTTATCCATATAAAAGATTTGATTCATGGACTTTAAATGAAGAAACTTTACAATGGGAAGCACCTATTCCTAGACCAGCAGATCATTCTGAAACAAACTATTATAAATGGGATGAAGAAAATCAAACATGGAGAGTAAATTAATATGCCTTTAATATCAACATTCGGTGCAGGTTCTGGAAAAGGATACGGATTCTCAAGTTCCAGTGGACCTAAATTTATGTATGCAACAGGTGGATCTGTTGTAGAAGCGGGAAATTTTAGAACACACACATTTACTTCTTCATCTGATTTTGTTGTTGAAAATGCATATAAAGACGCACCTGCTTACCCAGTTCAAGTATTAATGATTGCTGGCGGTGGCGGTGGCGGTGACGGCGGCGGTGACGGCGGCGGCGGAGGTGGTGCAGGCTACCTTGAAGGT